GAGATTTTGGATCACATGGAGCGTCGGTTTGAGAAGAAGCTGGCGTATGAGCAGTCTCAGAGGTGGTTTCCGATAAAGATACGGTCTGACGAGCCGGTAGGATTGGCTGTGGTTGGGGATCCGCATTTGGGGCAGAGTTGCAACATTCCTTTATTGAAGCGTGATGTAAAGATCATGTCGGAGACGGAAGGNNTGATGGCGATTAACATTGGTGATACGGCGGACAACTGGAGTTACGGGAGGTTACTTCAGCTTTATTCGGAGGAGGACATTTCGCGGCCCACGGAGCAGCGTTTATCGCGGTGGTTTTTGCGGGATGCGAAGATACCGTGGGTTTTATGGTTACACGGTAATCATGAGATGATGCATTCGGAGTTTTCGACGTATCTCAAGACGATAAACGTGGAGCAGATACCCATGATCGAGTGGCGAGCTCGGTTTAAGTTGGTATTTCCTTCTTTGGAGGTACGGGTTGACGCTGCGCACGATCACAAGGGCAGTTCTATATACAATGTAATGCATGGCCAGAAGCGTGCGGCGTTATGGGACGAGGATGCGGACATATATGTGGCCGGACATCGGCACACGTGGGGTTTATCCACGGAGGAGTTGGACGATGGCCGGGTGGTTTTCTTTGGTCGCGCCAGGGGGTATAAATTTTTGGATCGTTATGCTGTTCGGCACGGGTATCATAATGACAAGTATGGGGCTACTGTACTATTTGTAATAGATCCTCAGGACACGAACCCGGCGTCCCGCATACATTCTTTTGTGGATTTGGAGCAGGGCGCGGAATATTTGGAGTGGAAGCGTGCTAAACGCGCCTGACGAGGTACTTCGCGAGATATTAGCGCTGGAGGAAGCGCGCAAGACGCTTTCGCTTCGCGGCAAGGCGCAGGATTCGTTCATGCTGTTTGTAAAGCATGTATATGACGGGTTTATCGAGGGATCCCATCACAAACAGGTAGCGGAACAGTTCGAGGGATTGTCCAAGAACCGTGGTTCACGGATCATCATCAATTTGCCGCCTCGTCATACCAAGTCGGAGTTTGCGTCATATTTGCTGCCGGCATGGTTGATTGGCAAGAATCCGCAATTAAAGATCATTCAGACGACGCACACGGCTGAGTTGGCGGTACGTTTTGGCCGCAAGGTTCGTAATTTAATGGAGACGGATCGGTACAGGGAGGTATTTCCTGATGTGGATTTACGCGCTGATTCCAAGGCTGCTGGCCGTTGGGACACGGGGCAGGGCGGCGAGTATTACGCGGCTGGTGTGGGAGGTGCGATTACGGGTCGCGGTGCGGATTTGCTTATTATCGATGACCCGCATTCGGAGCAGGATGCACTTTCCGAGAGTGCGATGGAACATGCGTATGAGTGGTACACGTCAGGACCGAGGCAAAGGCTTCAGCCGGGTGGATCCATTGTTATAGTAATGACGCGGTGGTCCTTGAAGGATTTGACGGGGAAACTCATCAAGTCCCAGGCTTCGGATGTCATGGCGGATCAATGGGAGGTTGTGGAGTTTCCGGCCATATTGCCGTCCGGCAACGTACTGTGGCCGGAGTTTTGGAACAAGGACGAGTTACTCAGGGTCAAGGCTTCGCTGTCCTTGGGCAAGTGGAATGCGCAGTGGCAGCAGAATCCCACGGCGGAAGAAGGTGCGATAATAAAGAAGGAGTGGTGGAACAAGTGGGAGAAGGACGACATACCTCCTGTTAGTTACATCATGCAGAGTTATGATACGGCGTTTAGCAAGAAGGAGACGGCGGATTACTCGGCGATCACCACATGGGGGGTATTTCAGCCTGATGAGGGCGGTGCCGATCATTTGATCCTTATGGATGCGAAGCGGGGGCGGTGGGATTTCCCTGAACTCAAGTCTCAGGCCATGCAGGAGTACGAGTACTGGGAGCCGGATATGGTTTTGATCGAGGCGAAGGCCACTGGAACACCGCTCACGGACGAATTGAGGACGATGGGCATACCTGTGGTGAATTATACGCCGTCCAAGGGCAAGGATAAGCACACCAGGATGCATATGGTGGCGCCGATTTTCGAGTCAGGGAAGGTTTGGGCGCCGGAGAAGAAGTTTTCGGAGGAGGTTATTGAGGAATGCGCGGCATTTCCCAATGGCGATTATGACGATTACTGCGACAGTATGAGCATGGCTCTAATAAGATATCGTAAGGGGGGGTTTCTTCGTCTTGACAGTGATGAAAAAGACGAGGAACCTGTATATAAGACCCAATCCCGTCAATTTTATTAGGAGGCTTTAATGCTTAAATGGGCTATGGGACGTGTGCGCGAACCCTCCACCTATGCTGCGGTAGGTGTTGCAGTTATGGGTGTCGGAATTTTAATAGATCAGCCGTATTTAATCATGTCTGGTATTGCGGTAGGTGTTCTTGCCTTTGTTTTGAAGGAAAAGGGCGTATACTAATTTTTGATGTAAATCTGGGGTTTAAGGAATGAGTACTTTCCGTAAGATTGCAACTGCATCTCTTATTGTTGTAGCTCTAACTTTTTCCGCACCCGTTTTCGCTAATCCCAAGAAAAGTGGAGTGGTGCCGGAGCAAGAGCATTTGGAGATGCTTTATCCGACAGTTTTAGTGAGATTGGGCAGTGGTTCAGGATCTGGGACAGTTATTTATTCCAAACAGAACGAAGATCGAGAATACGAAAGTTTCGTTCTGACCAATTGGCACGTCATCCAAGGTTATGTAAAGGTCTCAAAGGTCTGGAATTCCGAGAAGAAGGAACATCTAGAGACCGAGACCAGGAGACCGGTTAACATAGATCTTTGGGAGTATAATAACTACTCCACTGCTGTAGGGACCATAGGGCGCTTGGCAAGCATCGTGGCTTACGACAAGAGCCGCGACCTGGCACTTCTGAAGGTGGAGGATGAGGAGCGTCCTATGCCTCATGTCGCTGCCATTTACCCTGAAGATGTCGATGATGGCCCCTGGATTTTCCAGACGGTTTATGCTGTAGGTGCAGGGTTGGGAAAGCCTCCGTTTCCGACGATGGGTTTGCTGGCAGGGTATGGTAGGGATCAGGACGGTAATGCCCTATACCTCTCAACCAGCCCGATAATCTACGGTAATTCCGGCGGATCCTTGTATGTATACTCCCCGCGCAACCACTATGAGTTGATTGGTGTGCCGAGTATGGTATCGGCATACGGGTGGGGAAATGTCGTATCGCATATGGCGTGGAGTAGACCGGTCTCTGAGATCCGTGTTTTCCTTAGAGATGCTGGGTATGGCGTAAAAATTCTAGGGGATGAGCCGGAGCCGGAGACCGAAGAGGAAACAGAAGATGTTCGCTAGCCTTCTTCCGGCATTACTTCCCGTTGTTGGGGATGTTCTGGATAGGTTCTTCCCGAACAAGGAAGAGAAGGAAAAAGCAACCAGAGAGATCGAGGCGAAGCTTACCGAGCATCTTGCCTCTATAGACCTGGCTCAATTAGAGGTAAATAAGGCGGAAGCGAGCCATAAATCCATGTTTATTGCCGGCTGGCGCCCCTTCGTTGGCTGGACATGCGGGCTTGCTTTGTTCTATACGTACCTGATTCAACCCATGGCCGTTTTTATTATGGGACAGACAGGGAACTTGGTTCATCTTCCCACGCTTGATTTAAGCACGATGATGCCCGTTTTATTAGGCATGTTGGGTTTGGGCGGCTTGCGTAGCTGGGAAAAATATAAAAAGGTAGCTAGATAATGCCGAGAGGACAAACATCTTTACTGGACAACGCAATCCCTTCACAGGGAATGCCTCTGGGCGGATTGACCGACGAGGAGATTGAGGTCGAGGAAATCCAAGAGCCGACAGAGATGCTGGAAGAGGAAGATGGTTCCGTTGTTCTTAACTTTGAGGACGCTATTCAGGAACAGCTTCAAGCGGAGCCTGATGCGAATTTGGCGGAAATTCTCGATGAGAGGGTTCTCATGGATATTTCCAGCGATCTCGTTGGGCTTTATAAGGAAGACAGGAGTGGCCGGCAGGATTGGGAAGACTCCTACAAGGATGGTTTGGATTTACTAGGAATAAAATACGAGCAGCGTGAAGAGCCTTTCCGTGGATCGAGTGGTGTAACACATCCTCTTATTGCCGAAGCCGTTACGCAATTTCAGGCGCAAGCCTATAAGGAACTTCTGCCCAGTTCAGGGCCGGTGAGAACACAAGTCATCGGTGCGGCAACCCCAGAGGTGGAAGCACAGTCCCAACGTATTCAAGAGTTTATGAATTATCAGATTATCCATGTCATGGAGGAATACGACCCTGAGATGGATCGTCTGCTGTTTTATCTTCCTCTGGCTGGTAGCGCGTTCAAGAAGGTTTATTACGACGATATTCTGGATAGAGCCGTTGCGCGGTTTGTTCCTGCGGATGATTTAATTGTTCCTTATAACGCCACCGACCTGGCATCGGCATCCCGTGTAGTTCATGTCATACGTATGAGCGATAACGATATCCGCAAGTTTCAAGCTGGAGGGTTTTATCGCGAAATAGATCTTGTTCCTTACGAACAGGAAGATGAGGTTCGCGACAAGGAACGGGAACTCTCAGGAATACATAAGACCATAGACGATCAAGACTGTACGCTTTTGGAAATCCATACCGAGTTGGATCTTCCCGGATTTGAGCATGTAAGTCCGTTGGACGGCGAACAGACGGGGATCAAGCTTCCATATATTGTGACGATAGATGAGGGTAGCTCTAAGATCTTATCTATTCGCCGCAACTGGCGTGAGGGAGACGAGCTTTACAGAAAGCTTCAGTATTTCTCCCATTACAAATTTCTTCCTGGGCTTGGGTTCTACGGCTTCGGCCTGTTGCACATGATTGGGGGTTTAGGTCGTTCTGCAACCTCTATTCTAAGGCAGCTAATCGATGCTGGAACACTTGCTAATCTTCCCGCTGGCTTTAAAGCTCGCGGTATTCGCATCCGTGATGCTGACGAGCCTTTGTCTCCTGGTGAGTTTCGCGATATTGATGTTCCCGGTGGAGCTCTTCGGGAAAGTATTCTCCCGTTGCCGTACAAGGAGCCAAGCCAGACATTAATGGCTCTTCTTGGGTTTGTCGTTGATGCTGGGCGCCGGTTTGCGGCAATTACGGACATACAAGTTGGAGATGGAAATCAACAAGCCGCTGTAGGAACAACGGTAGCGCTTCTCGAACGTGGCTCAAAGGTCATGTCGGCGATTCATAAGCGCCTGTATTACGCGCAAAAACAAGAATTTCGGATGTTAAGCAAGGTTTTTGCCGAGTCTCTGCCGCCAGAGTACCCTTATAACGTCTGGGG